AAGTAAATATTCAAATAATGTTAGAATTATAGAAGAACTTAAAAATATATCAGAAGCAGATAATCAAAAAAAAGAAGTTATTAAAACATCTAAAAAAGCAGCGGGTGCTGTTTTAGGTAGTGTAGTATTAAATACACCTATCGTAAGTTCTGTAAAAGAAAAGATAGAATCTAAAATAAATAAGATACCTTTTAGTGATAAGATGTTAGTAAGCACAAATAAAATAGGTTTAAAGTTAGGTGGTGAAACATATAAAGGTTCTTTTACAGTTAATAAAGATGGAGATGCTAATTTAAAATTATCTAAAACATTTACAGAAAATTTAAAAACAGAATTATCCGCAGACAAAGATAATATTAAAGTAGGACTTAGTCTTAAATTTTAATGGCTGACCCTAAAGTAGGAACAGGAAAAAAACCCAAAGGTTCAGGAAGAAGATTATACACAGATGAAAATCCTAAAGATACTGTTAAAATCAAATATGCAACAGTACAGGATGCAAAAAATACTGCTCGTAAAGTTAAAAAGATTAGTAAACCATATGCTAGGAAAGTTCAAATCTTAACAGTTATGGAACAGAGAAGTAAGTTTGGTGGTAAACCACAACAAGCAGCAATCGCAAAAAGAGCAAAGCAAAGTTTAAAGAGAGCAAGAAAAAAAGTTTAAAAAGTTTGATGATGCCTTTTGGGTCATCAAATCTTACACATGTAAGATAATATATCTAGCTTAAAGCAAGGAGGTATAACATGACTTTTACACTAGATAAGTATATGCCCTACACTGTAGGGTTTGATAGATTCTTTGATACATTAGATATTGTAAGCAATACAGATGTCAAAGGATTTCCACACTACAACATTAAAAAAGTAAATGAAGGAGAGTGGGAGATAGATTTCGCACTAGCAGGTTTTAGTAAAGATAACATTGACATTAATGTTAAAGAAAATAAAATGACTGTCAAAGGTGAAATAGAATCTGATAATGAAGAGTATCTGTATAAAGGTATTTCTACTAAGAAGTTTTTTAAAACTTTTTCATTAGCAGAATACACAGAGCCGACAGAGGCAACTATGGAAAATGGTGTTTTAAAAATTAAATTAAAACAAGAATTACCAGAAGAAAAAAAACCTAAAACAATAAAAATAAAATAGTGCCAATATATTCTTATAGAAATAAGAAGACTGGAGAAGTCTGGGATGAGTATCTATCCTTACAGGATAGGACCAAGCCGCTCAGAAATAAAAATGTAGAGATGGTGATAACTGCACCCAGACTTTCCTTTATAGAAAGAGCAGAGCATAAAGGCCGTGACCAAATGATAAGTGCTGCTCGTCAAGGGATGAGAGAACGACAAATAGAAGAAGAAGTCGGTATAAGAAAATCTCCTGATTGGTTAAAAGAAAGAACAGAAAAACATTTACAAAAGGTAAGAAATGTTAGTTCCTGATAACGATAAAAAAGAATTAGATATAACTGAAAAGCAACAAACTTTTCTAGATGCTTTGTTTGGTGAAGCACAAGGTGACCCAAAGATTGCAGGAGAGATTGCAGGTTACGCAGATTATCATCAACCTTTAAAATCATTAAAGGATGAAATAATTGATAGAGCAGAAAAATTATTAGCAGCATTTGCACCAAGAGCAAGTATGGGAATGATAAATGCTTTACAAGAAGATGGTTCTACTCCAGGTGCATCTATTAGAATGGAAGCAGCAAAACAAATATTAGATAGAGTAGGATTATCTAAAAGAGAAAAGGTGGATATCAATGCAAAAGTTGCACATGGTATTTTTATTTTACCACCAAAAGAAAATGTCTGAAGAAAAAATTATTAGAGAAAGAAAAGGTAGAGTCGTACCCTTAGGTTACAAAGTTTCAGAAGAGGATGATAAAGTATTAATACAAATACCTGAACACATGGAACTAATAGACAAAGCAAAAAGTTTTATAGATAATAACTGTAGCTATAAAGAAACTGCAGAGTGGTTATCACATCATACTGGTAGAAATATAACAGGCATGGGATTACGAGAAGTTTTAAAGAGAGTTATACATAAAGGGTGGTAGAAGAACCTAAACCTAAAAAGAGTGGTCGAAGAAGAAGAAGTAGCCTTAATGCTCCTCTTACAATTAAAGAGAAGAAGGCTAGAAAGTCAGCACAGGATATGCTTCGTGAAAAAAAGCATGAGTTGGAAAAAGCACAAAAAAACTTTTGGGCGACTAAAAACAAACTCAAAGAACTTGACGAAGTATTTGATGGCAAGAAGCAAGTCATTGAAGAAAACAAAATTGAGGAAGCTTCTCCTAATATCCAAGCTGCACTAAAAGATAAAGATGTAATCTTTCAACCAAACGAAGGACCACAAACAGAATTTTTAGCAGCACCAGAAAGAGAAGTTTTTTATGGTGGAGCAAGAGGTGGTGGTAAGTCTTATGCAATGTTAGTAGACCCACTGCGATATTGTCACAAACAAAAACACAGAGCATTATTAATTAGACGTACAATGCCTGAGTTAAGAGACTTGATAAATCATTCTCAACAATTATATTCAAAAGCTTACCCTGGTGCTAAATGGAGAGAACAAGAAAAAGAATGGAAGTTTCCTTCAGGTGCTAGAATAGAGTTTGGGTATGCTGAGAACTTAACTGATGTACTTCGTTACCAAGGACAATCATATACTTGGATTGGAATAGATGAACTGCCTCAATATCCAACCGAAGATATTTATAATTTTCTTCGGTCTTCTTTAAGAAGTGTAGACCCTGATATTCCAGTGTTTATGAGAGCAACAGGTAACCCCGGAAACGTAGGTTCACAATGGGTTAAAGAAATGTTTGTTGACCCCGCTACACCGAATACAAAGTTTGATATAGAAATTAAAACACCTAATGGTGTAAAAAAAATATCTAGAAGATTTATTCCTGCTAAACTTCAAGACAATCCTTACTTGATGCAAACAGATGATTACTACGCAATGTTAGCATCATTACCAGAAGTACAAAGAAAACAATTCTTAGACGGTAACTGGGAAGCTTTTGAAGACTCTTCTTTTCCAGAGTTTAATAAACAATTACATGTTGTTAAACCTTTTGATATTCCTAGAAACTGGATGAGATTTAGAGCAGCAGACTGGGGTTATAGTTCACCTGCTTGTTGTTTATGGTTTGCAATAGATTTTGATAATAATATATTTGTGTATAGAGAATTATACACAAAAAAAATAACAGCAGATATTTTTGCTAGAAAAGTTTTAGAACAAGAACATGGTGAGTATATTAGATACGGAGTTCTTGATAGTTCTACTTGGGCAAGACGAGGAGATATAGGGCCTAGTATTGCAGAAACAATGATACAAGAAGGATGTCGTTGGAGACCCTCTGATAGAACTCCTAGAAGTAGAGTGGCAGGTAAATTAGAACTACATAAAAGATTAAGACCTGATGAAGAAACAGGATATCCATCTTTATTTCTTTTTGATAACTGTGTTAATTTAATTAGAACATTACCAATGTTACCAGTTGATAAAAATAATCCTGAAGATGTAGACACCCATGCAGAGGACCATGCTTACGATGCACTTCGTTATGGTTGTATGAGTAGACCAGTTCATCCTGTTGCACAAAAGTTTCATGACTTCGGTGTAGGTCAAACTAGAGACTTTAAACCTGCTGATAAAGTTTTTGGGTATTGAGCTGTTTATCTTTACTAGTCGCAGTATCGATGCATATGGGTTTAGAAAATAATTATAATTCTATACATCCTCATGCACGATGTACACTAGATGATACTGTACTAGGAGCATATTATAATAGTGAATATGATTTAAGTTCTTATGTTGGTAAAATATATAACTACAATAATTTAGAAATAGAGTATGGTTTAGTTACAGGTTACACAGGAACACCTATAGCACCTATGTTAAGAGTTAAAAAAGATAATTTTTTTATTGCACCTGCTTATGAAGTAACAGGAAATATAGGTATTATTTTAGGACTGGAGTTTAGTTTAAAATGAAAGATATTAAGATAGGATATAAAAATTATAGAATAAAAAATTTAGATTCCATCGTATCTAAGTGTAATGAAATAAACGGACAATTTCTTGCATCAGATGGAATGATAGCTTTATCCTCTACAGAAGATTCTGTATCTCATGCTAACACTTTAATACATGAAATATTTCATGCTATAGTGTATCAATGGGGAATAGAATTAGAAGATAAAGAAGAAGAAAAGATTTGCAATACTCTTGCGAATGGACTAACGACTGTGTGTGTGGATAACCCTTGGTTATTACCTTACATACAGAAACAATTAAAAGGAGAAAAATAAAATGGCAATCATGAAAAAATATGTACAAGGTGAATTACCTGAGAACATGTATGGAAACGAAGCTTCAAAGCAAGGCGATTCTAAAACTAATGTTGTAAAAGGTGGTTCTGCTTTACCTGCCGACTATGCTGAAGGCGGAGTTAACAAAGACTTCCCTAAAGAAAATAAATCATATGTCGATGGTAAAATCTTTACAATGGCAGACGAAAGAGATTACTAAGAGGTAACTAATGCCACATTCAACTACGAGTGGCTTGACTTCTGAATCTGATGAAGTAAATTCTTTATCAGAAGAAAAAGATAAGTCTTATAGTAATCTAGGTGCGTTAATTGAATCTAGACTAAAAGAATCAGAACAGGCTCGTCTTTATGATGAGAAAAGATGGTTAAGGTCTTATCGAAACTATAGAGGTATCTATGGTTCTGATATGGCTTTTCGTGATTCTGAAAAGTCTAAAGTATTCGTTAAGATTACAAAGACTAAAGTCTTAGCTGCATACGGACAACTAATAGAAGTTTTATTCTCACAGGGTAAATTTCCTATTGGCATATCCCCAACAACAGACCCCACAGGTGCAGAAAAATATGCACACATAAAACCTGATAACATGAAAGAAAATCCTCGTATGGAGGATATTTATGGATTTGAAGGTGATGGTAGAGAAATATCTCCAGGGTCTACTGCTAATGATATACTAAATGGATTAGCAGAAAAATATGCCAATGCAGGTTTTGAAGAGGGTGCTGCACCTGATTTAAAAACTATGCCACAAATTGAACCTGCTGAAGAAGCAGCTAAGAACATGGAAAAATTAATCCATGACCAGTTAGAAGAATCACATGCTATTTCAGTAATGCGACATGTATTATTTGAAATGTGTTTATTAGGAACTGGTATTTTAAAAGGTCCATTTAATTATGAACAGTCAGTACATCAATGGTCACTAGGCGATGATGGTGAGAGAATATATTCTCCAAAGTTAAAGTTAGTTCCAAGAGTCGAAGCTGTCAGTTGTTGGGATTTATATCCTGACCCTGATGCAGTGACTATGGATGATGCTGATTATATAATTCAAAGACATGTTTTTAATAGAACACAAATTAGAGATTTAATTAATAGACCTTTTTTTAGAAAATCTGCTATCAATGATTTATTAGAAGGTGGTCCTAATTATGAGAATAGAAGTTATGAGACTGCATTATTTGATAGAGAGAATCAAGAAGAGTATAACAAAAATAGATTTGAAGTATTAGAGTATTGGGGTACTATGGATAAGTACCTAGTAGAAGAAGCAGGTATGGAAATGCCTGAAGGTTTAGATAGTGAACTAGATGAAGTGCAAGTAAATGCATGGATATCAAATGGCCACATTCTAAGATTAGTTCTTAATCCTTTTACTCCTGCAAGAAATCCTTTTATGGTATGCCCTTATGAAATTAATCCTTATCAATTCTTTGGTGTGGGCATACCTGAAAATATGGATGATGCTCAAACAATTATGAATGGCCATGCAAGAATGGCAATCGATAATTTAGCACTAGCAGGTAATTTAGTTTTTGATGTAGATGAAACTATGTTAGTTCCGGGTCAAGATATGACTGTATTTCCTGGAAAGATATTTAGAAGACAAAGTGGACAGACTGGACAATCGATACATGGTTTAAGATTTCCAAATACTGCTCCTGAAAATATGCAGATGTTTGATAAGTTCAGACAACTAGCAGATGAATCTACAGGTATACCATCCTATTCACATGGACAAACAGGTATACAATCTACTACAAGAACAGCATCAGGCATGTCAATGTTAATGAGTGCGTCAGCTTTAAATATTAAAACAGTTATTAAAAATGTAGATGATTATTTATTAAGACCATTAGGAGAAACATTGTTTCATTGGAATATGCAATTTAATAAAGATATTCCTGAAATACAAGGTGACTTAGATGTTAAAGCACAAGGCACTACATCTCTAATGACAAAAGAAGTTAGGTCACAAAGATTGATGACATTTATGCAAGTAGCATCAAATCAGTTCTTAGCACCTTTTGTTAAATGGCATAGTATTATTAAAGAGATTGCAAAGTCAATGGATATTGACCCTGACCAGTTAGTCAATGACCCTGAGAAGGCAGCAATCTTTATGAAGATGATGGGAGAAATGAATGGAAGTCAGCAAGTTGAAAGCCCTAACCAACAACAAGGCGGCATGGGAATTAATCAAGGAGTACCTGCAGGAGCAGCTAATACAGATACACAAGGGTCTGGAGGTGGCAACATCGGAGTCGGAACTCCACAAACTCCAGGGGAAGGCGGCTTTACTGCACCAAATACTCAACCTGAAGGACCAACTCAATAACTAAATGGCACTATCTGATATACTAAAAAAATATGGTGACACCTCAGCTACTGAGGGAATAATGTTTCCTTCTGCAGGAGTTCAATCTGTAACAACAGAACAAGAAGTTTATAATGCTGCTACAGATGGTATCATGACCATAAATAATGAACAGTATATTGGACCAAGTGCAACAATAACTTACGGAACAGCAGAACAAGGATTTCCTCGTATGCTTAGAGAAATAGAACAAGGCGAACTACCTCAGTTTGACCAATCGACATTTCCAAAACAAGGTGAAGGAATAGTAGCACCACCTGAAACAGTACCTGCTCCTCCACCAGTAACTACACCTGTAGAGCCAAGGCAACCTATAGACCCCTGCCCACCAGGATATAAATATGACCCTGTAAAAAAAATGTGTGTTCCAGTAGAGCAGCCTAAAAGTGATACATCACCAGAAACACAACCACCAAGAGTTCCTAATCAATTTGAATCATCTCTTAATGGATATTTAAGACATGAAGAAATAAAACAAGCTATTGATAGTTCTTTATATGATGTTGGTGTTGTTGGACAATCTATAGAAAATGATATGAATATGCAAAGGATAGGTGACACTGCTGCACCAGATATTGCTCCATTAGAAAATCAATTAAAGACTCTTCAAGCAGAACAAAATAGATTATTGAATGATGAAGGACAAGTTCCAATAGCTAATCAAAAAGCATATGAAGAATTAAATGCTAAAATATCTGAATTTGAAAATAGTATTGATGAAGCTAAAAAATTTAGAACTGTTAAATCTGTAGCAGGTGGAGTAGATGCTCAAGGAAATATACAACCCGGAGGAACTGCAGGATATGTTATGGGCACTGCAGGTAGTGACCCTACATTAGGTTTAACTAATGAACAAAAAACTTTTAACATAGATGTTTCAAAAGAAATGAACACTGCTAATATGGATGCTGCTATTGGAAGTATTCTTGGTAGTGTGTTTGGAGGTCCTGCTATAGGAAGTGCTATTGGTGGATTTTTAAGAAAGAATTATTCAAATACTTTAATAGGTCAGCTAAATGGATTAGCAGATTTTGGTATACTTGTAAAACCTGCTGATGGATTTAAAATAGAAACTGAAGGCGGTGTGCTAGGAGTAGGTGGTAAAAGTTTTATTAATAATATTACAACAACTAATGTTGCAAAAAATAAAATAAGACAATTAATATCTCAAGCTACACCTGAATATAATAAAGAAGTTAGACAACAATTAGGTTCTGAATACTTAGATAAAACAAAAGAATATCAAAGAGCATTATTTAAATCAGGTAACAGAAGTTTAATGGAAGGTGTGTCTGATGCAGAAAGAAAAGAATTAAGAGAACTAGATAAAAAAGCAGGTGTAACAAGAACTAAACAAGGTGGCTTTGGGGGGTTCGAAGCAAAAACTAAAGACGAAAGAGATAAAGCTAGAGAAAGAGCAGAAAAAGTAGCAGAAGAGTATGCTAAAAAAGATAAATTAGCTTATGATGATTCTTGGAAAGAAAATTATAACTGGTCTGGTGGTGCTGTTGGTGAAGGTGAAATGTTAAGTGAAAAGAAAAAAGATGATAGAGGTTCAGGTTCTGGAACTGGTAAGTCAAGAGTTATCTGTACAGAATTACATAGCACAAAAGAATTATCAACTAAAGACTGGATTAGAGATACACAGTTTACATTTAAACATTTAAGTAAAACACATGTTAAAGGATATTTAGCATGGGCAATACCTACAGTAAAACATATACAAAAATATAAATTATACAGAAAGGTATGGAAACATATTGCACAACATAGAGCAAATGATATTGCTTGGAGAATGAAACAAGGTAAATTTGATTTGCTAGGAAGAATATATGCAGGTATAGGTGAGCCTTTATGTTGGGTAATAGGAAACTTTGTAAGTGATTACAATTTAAATAAACTAGGAGTAAATAAACAATGGCAGAAATGATGACACCAGATAGACAGGGGATGATGGGTCCTGATGTCTCAAACGAACCTGCACCTACTGGTATAGATATGGAAAGCCAAGAAGGTGCTACTACACAATTTATAAGAAAAGAAGTTAGAGCAAATATAAAAAATTTATCACCTGAAGAATTAAATATAGCTGCTCAATTAAATGTTGAGCCTTTTAGAAATTTTATGTCCAAAATATTTGGACCTGAGTTTGGTATGTTAATGGAACAAGAATTACCAAAACAAGAACAACAAGTTTCACAACCAAGTGGAAGTCCTGCACCTATGATGGGTCAGGGCATGATGACGCAGCCACCCTCTGCATAGAGGCCCTGCATATAGGGGGCGACCTGAATCCAACAGCACCCCGAAGGAGTATAAATGGAAAAAGACGAAAACAAATCTGACGTTGTAGAAGAAAAAGTTTCCGAAGCAACAGAGGAAATTGCAACTCCAACTCCATACAAACATCCTAATAGGAATTTGATGGACAAGGAAATCGAAACAACAGCTACCGAAGAATCTAAGGAAGAACCTGACGAGGAGAAACCTAAAGAGGACCGCCCTGTAGGAGTAGAAGATGCCGTATTTAAGAAGCGATATGACGACTTAAAGAGGCATTACGATGAGACAATATCTAAGCATAAAGATGAAGTTCTCAAACTTAAAAAAGAAAAAGAAGCGGTAGCCTCTAAACCAATCTTTAAAACTAAAGAAGAATTAGAAGAATGGCGAAAAGACTACCCTGACATGTATGATTCTGTTATGCAATTAACTACAGAAGCTACTATGAAATCTAAACAAGAAATGGAAGAACAGTTGTTAGATATTAAAAAACAACAGTCCAAACTTGCTAGAGATAGAGCAGAAGTAGAACTTGCAAAGAAGCATCCAGACTTTAAAGATATCAGAGAAAGTGCTGATTTCCATGACTGGGCTTCCGTACAGGATAGTACAGTACAGTCTTGGCTTTATGATAATTCAGACAATCCAAATGCTGCAGCTCGTGCAATAGATTTGTACAAGTATGACAGAGGTCTTTCTACTAAGAAGGTAAATTATGATGCAAAAAAAGAAGCAGCGAAAGCAGTTTCTAAAACTAAAGCAACAGAAACACCATCAGAAAAGAAGACATGGAAGTGGGCTGAAATACAAAAAATGAAGCCTGATGTGTATGCTAAGTTTGAGGAAGAAATCGATAAGGCTCACAGAGAAGGTAGAATCGTATAAACAGTTAACTCATATCAATTTTAATAACAATAATAGAGGAGAAAAACGATGGCTTTTTCAAGTGTATCAGGTAATAATAACTTACCTAGTGGGAATTTTAGTCCAATTATCTATTCCCAAAAAGTCCAAAAGTTCTTCCGTACAGCATCTGTCGTAGAAGCAATTACAAATACTGACTACGCAGGTGAGATTGAGAACTTTGGTGACACAGTTAACATCATTAAAGAACCTACTATTACTGTAAGTGCGTACTCAAGGGGTTCAGTCGTTGATACACAAGATATCGCAGACGACCAAATCCAATTAGTAGTCGACCAAGCAAACGCATTTGCATTTAAAGTTGATGACATTGAAGAAAGACATTCACATGTTAACTTTGAATCGATTGCAAGTTCTTCTGGTGCTTATGCACTCAAGAATGAATACGACAAAAACGTAATTGCAGCTATGGTAGCGGGTGTTAGCTCATCCAGTCCTGACCACCTATTAGGTGCTGATTCAGGTTCTGGACAAGACCAAGACGTAGGTTTTGGTTCAAGTGAAGTTGACC